TCCCGTAATCATGTATTTGTAGCAAAAGCCCCAACTGAAAAAGGGTTGATACCTGTCGGTATGGTGTTTGTTGCACCGATTAAAAACGGTTTGATCATCACCAATACGGTGTGGTTCTGGTGGGCGAGTCATAGAAATATCGTAGAGACTGCCGCGCACTTCTTCCGAATGATGCGAGATCAAATTGTTGTGATGTTTTATGTAGAGAAAGACGAAACCAAATTTCCAGAATATTTAAAGAGACTAGGAGTCATCAGGAGTGTGGGTCGTTTACACGATCTATTAGATGGCCCTGCACACCTCTATCAAACGCGAAGAGTGAAATAATATGGCAACAAGTTTAACGGACATTATTGACAAAATAAAACAAGACCCACTTGGAACTTTGAATGATATTTTGGGCGGTGCAGCCGGTACTGCAATCAGTATAGGTGGGAGTAAGCTATTAGATGAGATATTAGGTCAAAGCAAAGATGACATACTAAAACCGATTACTGATTACCAAGACACAGCGATGGCCTTAGATGCGGGCGGGTTACAAGGTCAGTTAGTGGATGGTGTGTATACAGTTACCCCTACTGACTCAAGTCGCGATAATTTAGTAGGGGATATACAAGCAGGATTGGGCGATTACGCAACTGAGTTAGGGTCATTACGAGAACAACTAGCACCTGGGTTCGGCGCATTGACTAAAGCGCGAGTAGAGCGCTTACAAAATGCAAAAAGAAAAGCAGTAGGTGATGTACGCGAAAATTTAGCACGAAGAAGAGTAGCGGGTAGCTCTTTTGCAAGTGACGCAGAAGCGCGAACAGCAAGAGAATTTGATGTTCCGATAGCAGAAGCCGCAGCGCAATCGTTTTTAGAAGAACTACAATTAAGCAGTAACTTGTTGCAGATGGAATCAGAAGCACAAATCTCTTCTGCAAAGGTAGCTTTAGATGAATTAAACACACGACTTAATTTAGGGTTAGGTGCTAGTAATCAACTGACTGGTGCAATGGCAAACCTAGCTGCTGCACAAGCTAATATTTTAGCGTCACTTGCCCAAGAATCAGCAAAACTACAAAGTGATTTTGTAGACAATCTATTAAAAAGTTTAGGAATCAAATAAAGGTATCGCATTATGGTTTACATGGTAGATAGAGGCCGAGAAATGACTAAACGGCAAGCCTTACTTGATGCACAAACAGCAAGTTACCAAGGTTTAGCGCAAAAAAGGGCGCAAGCTAATGAACAGGCACAAGTAAAAATGCTGTTGGACAGTTCAATACAGCAAAATGAACAATTAAATATTGTTTTAAAAAGTGCTGCTGAAAAGGTACGTGAGTTAACAAATACGCTACCAAGTTTGCCAAAAGAAAGCCAAGCCGCACAGCAAGAAAAAATAAATGCAGCAAAACTTAATGTGGCTCAACTTTTTAAGTCTGGTTTAGATAATCTCAATGGAGCTAGGTTACTATCCAGGCAACAAGCAGAAGCAACAGGATCGATCCCTTATGCTATGGCTTCTCAGCAAATACAAACTCTAATGCAGACAACAGCCGCAGACTTAGATGCAATCATGGGTACTGGTATGACTGCAAAAGAAGGGCAAACAATAAAGTACGAATCTAAGGCAGAAGGCGAAAAAACGGGAGCTAAAGAGGAAGCTAAATTTGATCTTTTTTTGAGTAGGGCGGGTATTACTGATCCTGAAGAAAAAAAGAAAGCAGCAAGCCGGTTTTTCTTGAGAGATGAGGTAGATAAAACTTTTACTGGTGGAAAGTTATATCTGGATCTTTTAAGTGCTGATATGCAAAAAGGCGCAGACCTTTTGACAACTGTTATGAATTTAGAAGCAATGGCCGATATTGTTGGTCAAGAAGATTTTGAAGCCGGTATTGTTCCTAATGCGCTAACTAATTTGCAAAATATAGCTAGTGGTTTGGGTTTAGAGGAAGGCTTTACAACAATTCTTGAAAACCTCGGTATCAAAGTTGGTGATGTTGCGAAAAAGGAAAATTTTAATAGGATATTCGCGCAATTAGCCATAGAGAGTTTTAAGTTTTTTAAAGGTAATTTAAACCAAGCAGAAGTAAAACTGGCTAGGGATAGCTTACCTAAACCTGGTGACACAACAATAAGTGTTCTTAACGGATTAGCAACGATGATGGCTATGCAAGAAATAGCGCAAGAAAGAGCGTTGACAGCAAGCACGATGATGGAAGCATTTGAACGGCGCGATACGGCTGCGTTAGGTGCTTGGTATGCGGATAGAGTCAAAGGTGACGCAAGTAATATGCGTGAAAAAATAAGAAAGAATAAAGAGGAATTAGTTAATCGAAGAGCAGGCGGAACCGCAACTAGAGAAGCTGGAGGAGAACCAGTGCCTCCCTATGTAATGGCTATTTTTAATTCTACCGATACCGCTTTAAAAGATAAGACGTATAGAAATGACCCAATATTTAAAGCGTATGTAGACAAGAGAATGGTAGAAAAAGGCATTAATGTGAACCCGACACAGGTTCCAGAATAATGTCTGTCCCACCAGATAAAATGAATATTGTTACGGAGACTAACATCCCTTGGGATTCATTAGATGAAAACCCTATAAATGTGAGTCCTAGCGAGAATACGACCTCACAAATTCCTTGGGATACTTTAAGTGTGGAAGCGCCACCTGAAAGTAAGAATGATCAAAGTGAATTAATACAAAAATTTACGCAAGATATAGATACTGACTCTGGTGCTACGCGGCCAAATCTCGATTCGAGTTTTTTTTCGTCTGCGATGGATATTTTACTACCTACTATTGACGATCCAGTAGAAGCTAAAAGGTTGATGTTAACTTTGTTAGGTAGCTATGGTGGATATAGATTGTCGAAGTATTTGCCTCCGCAATTATCAGTGCCGTTAGTAACTGCTGGTGGCGTATTTGGTACTTTTGCACCAGAAATTACGTTGGAGGGTATGGAATTTCTAGGGTTTTTGCCAGATGACGCTAGAAAAGAAATCACTATTGATAACGATGAACTAGAAGCGATGTTTGCTGCAGAACTTGCTACGCAAACTCTTTTTAGCGGGCTTGGAGCGGCAGTGCGTTTAGGTGAACGGGGTATCTCACAACTAGCAAGCGGTGTTGATAAGGCAGGGAAAGAGTTGGCGGCCTATGCGAAGGACGTAGCGGGAATAGAATTAACACCTGGGATGGTAGGAACTCGCAACATAGCGGATATGTGGAATAACTCTATCGGCCGTTTACCGTATTTCGCTGATTTAATTGCAGAACCGATTGGTAAAGCGCAAATAAAGTTATATGAGATTTTGAATGAAATCCCTGAAAGGTTACAACCGGCTTTTGTCAACAAAGCATTAATTGATGGTGGTTTGGTTAGTAGGAAATTATTTGAAGATTATAAAACTCTATGGACAGAATGGAACGCATCTTTTAACCGTAAATATGCAGAACTCTATAGATTAGCAGAAGAAAATGGAATCAAAGTAGAGCCTAAAAGGACTAATGCCGCAATAAAATCATTAATGCGCGGCATAAGCGAACTGCAACCACAAAAACGAAAAAGAGTTGATGCGCCCAGAGACATTTCAGATTTAGACAAGACACAAATTTTAGTAGGTAAGGGAAGCTCGTTAGAAGATGCGGCTGTTAAGGTAGCCAAACCCACTCGTCAAGAAGCAGTAGAAATTATTGATTCAGCGCCACAGGTTGTTAACACGCTGTTAAAAGAAATGCAAAACTTAGACACGCAAAGTTTCGCGCAAATGCAAGAACTACTGCGAAATTTTAATTTATATAAAAGTAATTTAGTGGAAGCAAGCGATACGGTGTCGAATAAAGTAGCTGGACGAGCTATATCTCTATTACAAGAAGTAGAAAAAGCAATTAAAGCAGATTTAACGGATGGTTTAGTGCTGTCTAAAGGTGGTGATCCGTTAATTCTTAAGCAATTAAGAAACGATGGTGCAAGAATACAGGCTGACTACTATTCACAAATGGCTACGTTATTTGAAACGCCTACCGCAAAAAGATTTGAGAAAGTACAAAGAGGCGGTATTAAAGGTGTAGATACGCCGTCTGAAGCCGCTACTATGATTAATCCAGATAGAACTATGGATGTGTTATTAAATTTAGATTCTCCAGAAGCAATTAAAGAATTGCGGGACATGATTGGTAAAAATAATTTTAATAGTGTGGCAGGTATGGTTTTTTCAAGGGCCATTGCAAAGAACTTTATAGACGAAGCCTCTGTTTTTGTTGACGATGCCGGACAAAAAATTGAAACGGAAATAGGTGAATACGCTATAAAAAATGATGGGCGTGATTTGCGTAAATTTTTAGGTTTAGGCAGTGGAGATCAAACCAGACAAAGAGCGTTGCAAGCTCTAATTAAAGAAAGTAATTTAGATCCTAGAATTATAGAAGGTATTCCACGCATTTTAGCGGCCTTAAATAGACAAAAAGCGCCTGGTGCATCGACTATGATTCAGCGCAGAATCTTATTAGGCGGTACTCGCGCAGTAACAAATCTTCTGACCTTGGGCGCTATCGGCGGCAGCACTGTCGGTTTAACGGGAGCGCTTATGATTTTGTTCGGTACTAGAAAACTATCGTTCTTATTAAACGATCCACTTAATGCGCGAGCTTTGAGTCAAGTGTGGCGCGAAGATGTTAGCAGAGTGGCAAAAAAACAAGCCTTTATGAACTTAGTGCGCACTGCAATAGGCTTATCAGTAATGGAAGGACAAGAGTTAACACAAGACGTAAAAAACGCTTTTAGTGAAGAAAGTATGGGCGCAAGACTGAAAGCATTTAAAGACGCAGAGAAAAAGTACGGCAAACAATATACGCAACAATTTATAGATGGCGCTGACTTGTTTTTTGATGAAAATATTGAACGACCAAGCATACCTGGTGTAACAGGTTTCGGTTATTAAACAGTAAAAGAGGTTAGATATGGGTACTAAGTGGAGTACAGTAAGTGTTTCGGGCTACAACTCTAGCCCACCTTCAGACGATGGTTCAACCACCACCGCAAACGAAGTTAAATGGGCTACCATTAAGACTAAGTTACCTGATCCGCTAAAGACAGCGCTCGAATCGGTTATTTCTAAACTAGATACTGCGTTAAACTTTGCGACAACTGCCAAAACAGGTGACTACACGATCGCAACGACTGATAACGGTAAGGTCATAGATTTTACTGCGTCTGCGACTGCTACTTTACCGGCAGCTTCGAGTGCCGGTGATAGTTTCATGGTCGGGATTATGAATAGCCATAGTGCTTCGATCACGATATCCAGGGCGGGTTCGGATACGATTAACGGTGCGACAAGTTACACGTTGCCTACCAAACATATGCTTTGGCTCTACACTAATGATGCGAATGATGGTTGGTTAGCCTCTCAACCTGTGAACTTGATTGTCACAGGTACGTTAACTGCCGGAGCCGCGACAGTGACCTCCCTAAGTGTGAGTGATGGGGATATTACGAATGTGGGTGATATCGCGGTGGATAGTATCAGTGCAGATGCTACTGATATCAATCTCGCGATGACTGATAACTCTGCGACTGCTTTTACAGTGAAAGAGGGATCTACGGCCTACATGACGTTTGTTACTACGAACTCTGGTGAGAAGATCGTACTCGGTAAGAATGTGGAGGCTTCTGGTAGTGTCACGCTTAAGTCTGATGCAGCTACATTAGGGTTCGGTGCTGATACCGATGTTACACTTACTCACGTTGCGGATACCGGATTACTATTAAATTCTACTCGCCAATTACAGTTTAACGATGCAAGCCAGAATATTACGGCTCCTAATGCTACTACCCTTGATATCAATGCAACGGACGAGGTAGAGATCAATGCCACGTTAGCGGATGTGAATGCTAACCTGGATGTTTCTGGAACCTATACTGGCGGGGGTTTAATGACCACTGGAGGCAACATTGTAATCCCGGATGGGGGAAATATTGGCTCTGCTAGTGATACCGATGCAATAGCTATTTCGTCTGCTGGTTTAGTCACTGTTTCTCAAGATCTTACAGTAACTGATGATGTGACGATAGGTGATGATTTACTGTTAGATAGTGATGCTGCGATTATTAAGTTTGGTGATGACCAAGACGTAACATTGACGCATGTAGCTGATACTGGATTGTTATTAAACAGTACTATGCAACTGCAATTTAATGATGCAAGTCAGAACATAAATGCTCCAAGCGCAACTGTACTAGACATTAACGCTACTGATGAAGTAGAAATTAATGCAACATTAGCTGATGTTAACGCTAATTTAGATGTGTCTGGAACTTACACAGGCGGCGGTACGATGACTACTGGGGGGAATATTGTCATTCCCGATGCGGGTAACATAGGTAGCGCTAGTGACACTGATGCAATGAGTATCTCTAGCGGAGGCGTAGTAGGTTTCAGTCAGGTTCCTACTTTTCCTAATGACACGATCGAAACGGCTGATATTCAGGATAATGCGGTCACGTTAGCGAAGATGGCGGGTCTTGCCAGAGGTAAGATCATAGTTGGTGATGCTAGTGGTGACCCTTCTGTAATCGGCCCTGGTAGCAACGGACAAGCGTTAGTGTCTGACGGTACAGATGTATCGTTCGGAACGGTTACGGCTTCAGTAGCATTGGACGATATTACTACGGGTGATGCGGCGAGTACGTTAGCTACAAGTGCAGGAAACATTACCATAGATGCTCAAGGCAATGACACTGATATTATCCTCAAGGGAACTGACGGAAGTGCTGATACTACTTTTTTAACTATAGATGGTAGTGATGCTGGAACCGCGTCATTTAACCACGATGTAAAACTTGCGAATGATGCAGCAGTTTTAGGATTTGGGGCAGACAATGATGTTACTTTAACTCACGTTGCTGATACTGGCGTTACATTATCTGCTGGAAATAACGACACAGTTTTACAAATAGATAGTAATGCTAGTGACGCAGGCAGTGCCCCAAAAATTCTTCTTAACAGAACCAGTGATAGTCCTGCCGATGACGATTATACAGGAACAATTATTTTTCAAGGTGAAAACGACAATAATCAACAATTTAAAACTGCCCAACTTAGCGCACAAGCAAAAGATGTAAGTGACGGAACGGAAGATAGTGAGTTACAGATTGCAACAATAATAAATGGTACTCTAACAAATGGCGTAGTAGTGACTAGTAATGGAGTTTCTATGCCAACACAACCTGCGTGGGGAGCTAGAGGCACAGGTACGATGAACATGAGTGGCACTGCTACACATACCGTTATGGCTAATAGTGTTGAACTTGTGGATATTGGCGGTAACTATGACACCTCTACTTATCAATTTACTGCTCCTATAGATGGAACTTATTATGTTGCTATGTCGTTTTGTGCGACTACTTTACCTGGAGTCACTGGCCCGGCCCAGATGTTATATAAAAATGGAAGTAACATTAAAGAGCTAGGTATTAATTATAGTTCTGATCGTTTTATAACAATTACAGGGATTTACATATTATCGTTAGATGCTGGCGATTATATTGAACAAAGAGTGGTAAATTACAACAATGTGACTGTTGCGTTGGATAGATCTAGAGGATTTTTTGGAGGATTTTTAATAGGATAAAATTATGGCTAAAGAAATTAAAATAACATTAACTGATTCAGAATATAAATCTTTAGAGTATGATATTTATACCCCAGAAACATGGGTAGAAAATTTTACAAAAGTAAAATCTGGTAAATGTAAAGATCGAATAATTACAAAATTAACCGCACATTGTAACGCTAATAGTATACAAATTGCGGTGGGTGAAGATGCTCAAATAAGCCAAGCCTATGATCTAAAAGTAGTGGAAACCGCCAAACAAAAAACAGATGCAGCAGAAAAATCTACGCCTTAGACAACTAACGCAATGAAGTGCAAAGTGTGTTATTGGTTTTCATGCTTACAACATTTATTGATGGCGAACCCCAACCAGACGTAAGCTACTGGTATTCCATTGACCGTTGCATGTACTTTGCTCGTTCTTTGCGCCGCCAAAATGCGTGGCTATCCCACAAATATAATCAAACAGAAATCGGGGCAACCTGTACGCCTAAAATGGTGAACGAAAATAATGTGAAAGTCTGGAGATGATCAAACGACTTGAACCGAAATCTATCTACGCAAAATACGATATTAACCAGGATGGCACTGTCTCTGATGAAGAGATTGCCAGAAATAAAGAACTGCTCGAACTTGAGCTTAAGGAAGAAAAATCAGAAGAGCATCGCAAGATCGCGTGGGTTGCTATGCTCTGTATCATAATTCTACTAATTATCCTTCTAACCCCCATTGTGAGTGAATCCCGCGTCAAAGCCCTAGAAGAAATCATCACACTCACGTTCGTTGTCTTAGGTGGCTTGATTGGCACATATATGGGAGTTTCAACATGGATGAGTCGAAAGTAGCGTTTCTCCAACGCCTAGTAAGTTTTTGTAAAAATTTCTACTTATATCTAGTGCTAATGGTCGCGCTGACGATTATTTCGGGCTATTTAGTGGGCTTGTTGATTTGGTGGGAATGGGATGCCTGATCCTTTAACGATCACCGCAGCTATTACTCTGGCTGGAAAATGCGTCAATAACGTCACTAAGATGGTGAATAGTGGCCGAGAGCTAGAAGATGCGATGGGTCATATCTCACGCTGGTTCGAGTGCGTATCGGATGTCAATGCGGCAGAGCGCAGGGCAAAAGAGCCTAGTTTATTCAAGAAGGTGACGGCTGCTAAATCTGTGGAAAAAGAGGCGTTTGATGCTCTAATAGCCAAGCGTAAGATGGCAGAGCAACGTAAGACGCTCTATGAGCTAATTGTCTATTCCTGGGGCAAGGATGCCTGGAATGAGCTAGTAGCGATGGAGAAAGAGATAAGGGAGGAACGAAAGAAAGTCGTTCATGCCCGAATGGAGTTTAGAAGAAAGGTATCGGATTGTATTTTTATCTTAGTTGGCTTGACAGTCATTTTAGGAATTATCTTTGGGTTTTTGTACGTCATTAGCTTGGGCGGTGATAATACACAATCATTCTCATTGTTAATATAAAAGGGCGCTTTCGCGCCCCTTTTTTTTTGTCAAAATGTGTTCCATTTTCCTGTTTTCTTCTTACCAAAAAGTAGTTAAGTTATTGATTCAAAACTAAACTGCCTTCTGCCCTAAACGCTTTTTTTATATAGTTTAAGGGTGCGTAAGTCCTTGATTCATCAACCTTTAGCACACACGCGCTATGTGGGCTATGGGCAATAGATTCAAGCACTTAGGTTAGTTATCAACAGCCTTTACGCTGAAACAAACCCACCCCGCGCTATATGGGGGCTTCGGCCCCCTTTTTTAACGTACCTCGAAAGACTTTACTGCTTCCGCAGCGTGATCCATCGAAGGCGTTACATACCACTCTTGCGTAGTCTCTATCTTGTTGTGCCGAAGTTGTCCTTGTACAGCTTCTAACGGCACTTTCGCATCATACAATTTCTGACCGGACGTTTTTCTGGAATTTCGTAAGAACATATCTTTT